GCCTATAAGGGTTGCAAGGTCACTGTTAAAACGTAAGGTTAATAAATTAGATTTGTTAACAACTACTAACGAACAGATTAGTGAAATGCAAGTTTACTGGAAGATAGAGCTTGCCGGAAAAATTTCACGAAAGTATAAGGATTGCAATGGCGGGGATGGTGCGAGATTATGAATAACGGAATGAAACCGGGCATTTTTCATAATCCGGATCCGACTTATGAAAAGACAAAAACAAATTTAAATCGTGAATCTAAGCGCGGACGTGGCGAAGTAGAGAGATTTTTTGAAGAGATTCGGCGCTGCAGAAAGCACATTGACTCTCTGAATCAATACCGCCAGCAGTACGAGATGGATTTATTTTCTCTTAAAGGCTGCAGGTATGACAAGGAGCCTGTCGACGGCGGAACGTCTTCTGATTTATCGGATATCGTTATCGCTTTTGAACAAAAAATGGCGCAGGCAGAAGAACTGCGGATAAAAGAGCTCAACAGATACGGTGACATGATTACAAAGGGATTTAGGCTGCTTGCTTTGTTATCTGACCCGGAGCAGAAGTCCATTATGATTGACAGGTATTTTATGAATGTTTTGTGGGAGAAAATTGCGTTAGAACATCATTATGTGAGAAGTCATTGTTATCGATTGAAAGATGAAGCGATAAAAGAAATTTCGCGAAAAATGAAACATGAGACATTATGAGACATTTAAAAGTGGTATTATGATAGTGTGAAAATATCGAGAGATACTTTCCTCCTCAATTTTAGAAAAGCACGTACTCTACCAAAGTGCGTGCTTTTCGTTTGTTTATCTAAAAGGCGGTGATTACTGTGGGCGCAAAAGGCAAGTATGCAAAGTGGCTTCTTCCGGATAATCTTCTGCGCCTGCAGGCATGGGCGCGAGACGGATTAAGTAATGAGCAAATTGCACATAATATCGGAATTAATCAAGATACATTGTATACATGGATTAAGAAGTACCCCGAATTTTCCGAGGCTTTATCGCGCGGGAAAGAAGTAACTGATATTGTTGCTGAAAATGCATTGTATCAAAAAGCTATCGGAATCAAAGAAACTATAATGAAACCGATAAAACTGAAACAGATTTTATACAAAAATGGAAAACGTATATCTGAAAAAGAATATATCAAGATGGTTCCGGAAGAGGTTTATGTACCGCCGGACGTGAAAGCACTTATTTTTTGGCTGACGAATCGGAAATCGGAATGGAGAGACAAGCAGGAAAAAGAATTATCCGGCAATATCGGAATTAATCTGGTGGTAGATGATGACATCAGCACAGACGATTAATCTTGTTAATGATATCATTCACCCGACGGCAAAACAACGGGAATTTATGCGGACGGTCAAGGATAATACATACATTCTTTATGGCGGTGCAGCAGGTGGCGGGAAATCGTATATTTTGCGCTGGGAACTGGTTTATCTCCTAATCAGCTGGTACAAGCATCTGAAATTAAAAGATATCCGCGTTGGGCTGTTTTGCGAAGATTATCCGGCACTGCGTGATAGACAGTTGTCGAAAATCAAAATGGAGTTTCCTGACTGGCTCGGCAGCTACAAAGAAGCGACGCATGAATTTACACTAAATCCGGCATTCGGCAGCGGGGTAATATGTTTCCGTAATCTGGATAATCCGTCAAAATATTTATCATCAGAATTTGCGGCAATCGCGATTGACGAATTGACGCTGAATGAACAGACTGTTTTTGATTTTCTCCGCATGCGGCTTCGCTGGGTTGGCGTTGAGGACCCTAAGCTGATTGCAGGGACGAATCCCGGCGGTAAGGGTCATATGTGGGTCAGAAACCTATTCATTGACAGAAATATTCCGCCGGAAATGCGGGATTTCGCAAATAAAATTGCTTTTGTACAGGCACGGATTGATGATAATCCATACTTGCCAGCGGGATACAGTGACGCGCTTGATACGCTGCCGGATAAACTTAGAAAGGCATATCGTGAGGGCGACTGGAATATATTTGAGGGACAAGTTTTTGAAGAGTTCAGGACGGATATACACGTTGTTGAACCATTTGAAGTACCACCAAGCTGGCAGCGCGGAAGGTCAATGGACTGGGGATATAGCAAACCGTACGCGATTTACGAATATGCAGTAGATTATGACGGTATTGTCTATGTAATTAACGAATGGTACGGCTGCAAGCCGGGAACAGTTAACACGGGTACGCAGGAAACGGCGCGGGAAGTAGCGCAGAAGATTAAACATTTGGGCAGTGAGTTCGGTATTGCGGATCCGGCAATTTGGCAGAAAACAGGTCATGACGGGCCGTCAATCGCAGAAGTTTTCGCGGCGGAAGGCGTACCGTGGTATCCGGCGGATAATGACAGATTGGCAGGGAAAATGCAGGTACATCTAAGGCTGAAAGAACGAAAGCTCAAGATATTCAAAACGTGTTATCACTTGATACGGACGCTGCCGGCATTGACATACGATAAGCACAAAGTCGAGGACGTGGATACACAGCAAGAAGACCATAGTTACGACAGCGTCAGATATTACCTGATGAGCCGTCCGATTCAGCCGGTAAAAGTAGAAAAGCCATTCAATGATGGATACAGATATGAAGATACGGAAGGAGATGAATCAACGGCGTGGGGCGTGTAATGAGTGACAGAGCGCTTAGAGATTATGCTTATAGAGTGCTCAAATCAGAGTACGGTGAACATATGGAGAACGGGATTTTAATTCCGGCAAAGAAAAGCGATGAAGAGCTGGCGGCGTTCGCAGCGCAGATGCCAGAATGGCAGCTTAGGCAGATGTATAGAATGATGTTTAAAGGAGAACTTGTCGAATGAGTTTTGATTTATCCGAAGCGCGAAATAATGTAAAAAGGGCGCTGCAGCTAACAAGCGAATGGCGCAAAATTGCAAAAGAAGATTATGATTTCATGCGCGGTAAACAGTGGACGGACGCGGATTTAAAAGTAATGAAACAGAAATCCCGTCCGGTTATTACAATTAACCGTATCCGTCCGGTTATTAATCTTCTTTCCGGCTATGCGGCGCAGAATGAGACGGAACCTGATTTCCTGCCGCGGTCAGAAGAAGATGATCGCGTAGCACGAGTAGCCAAAGGTATCACGAAGTACACTTTCGACAAGACGAATTATCAGAGCGTTAAGAAAAAGGCATTCAAAGACGCTATCATTTGTGGTGTCGGAAACTACTGGGTCAGTTATGAATTTGATTACGCCCGCATGGATGGTCGGATACAGATCAAAAACGTCAGCCCTTTTGATGTATTCGTTGATCCGGAATGCAAAGAAGATGATTTATCAGACGCTTTCTACTGCGGGCGTTACAGCTGGGAAAGTCCGGATAAATTGAAGCAAATATATGCGGACAAAGCAGATGAAATTGCCATGCTCACGCATAAATACGATGACAGCGAATTGGAGACGGTCGATACGGAGCCGCTCTGGTATTCGCGGGATTTAAAAAAGCTTCGTGTGGTGCAGTACTGGTATAAAGAATACACACGGAAGAAAGTGTTTTCTGCAGACGGAATGATCGTCGATGAATCGCAGCCGGATTTATATTCGGCTTTTTTAATGTCTGGAGCGGAACCGGAAGAAATACCAGTTACGAAAATCAGATACGCAACGTTCTGCGGAGATGTATTACTCGAAGAGGGAGAAAGTCCTTATAAACACAATCAATTCCCACTTGTGCGGCAGTATTGCTACTTATCCGGTTACGGCGAGGACTTAGATGACGGATTGGAACCGGCGGGCATTGTGCGGGATCTAAAAGACGCACAGCGCGAACTCAACAAGAACCGCAGTCAGCGCATGCACATTGTTAATCAGCAGTCGCTTGGCGTCCGGTTCTGGACTGGACCGCAGTTTGACGAAAAAGAAAAACAGGAAATTCGGAATCTGTCTACAACTCCGGGTGCGAATATTTTCTTAAAGCCGGGTGTGACATTTACCGACGGGCTTCCGTCTGCGCAGTCTGTCAATAATATAGAGCTTGAAAACCGCTCAAGCAGTGATTTCTACACGATTTCAGGCATTACTCCGGAGAGCCTGTCAGGCAGTATTGGGGCAATGAGCGGAAAGGCAATCGACCTTCGGCAATCCGTTACCACAGTGCAGACAGCGGAAATATTCGACAAAGCAAAAGAAGCTGAACTGCAGATTGTAAAACTCTTGTGGGGAGACACATACACGCCGGGACTAATCCCGCAGTTTTATAACAAAGATAAAGTTATGCGGATTCTCGGTGAAGACGGCAAGAAAGAATTTGTGCAGATACAGCCAAGACTGGGACAAGCAATGCAAGAACAGCAGACGGTAGATCAGAACGGTATGCCGGTGACGGATGAAAACGGTGACCCGGTAACGAAAGTACTGTATGATTTATCCGCTTTCGATTTCGACATTGTAATCACAACGTCGCAGGCAAGCGCTACCGCACGGCGGGCGAATTTGTATCAGTTGCTGGAAGCGAAGAAGGCAGGTGTTGATATTCCGATGGATATCATTCTTGACTTCATGGATTTCCCGGAAAAAGAAACGGTCAAGAAGCGTATGCAGCAGGCTTCCGAACAGCCGAAAATACCGGACCTTAAAGTCAGCGCAAGTATTGAAGATTTACCGGCGGAAGCACTGTCAACGGCGCTGCAGTCTATCGGGGTAAATATTTCGCCTGATCAAATTATGCAGGAAAGATTAGCACTGAAAGGGCGTGCAATCGCTCCGCCGGTGCAACCGCAAATTCCGATACAACAACCACAGCTATTAGGGCAGTAATGCCTTGATATATCGTCCTAAGCAACGACGTTAAAAGGCTTTTTTCTTTCGTCCGAAAAGAGACGGTAAACTACTACAAAAATCATTCGACCGCCGACGTCGTTAAACCGGCAGAAGGAGATAATCATGGAAAATGAAGCAATGCTTAACGCAGAAGATTTAGGCTTTGACGCGGAAGATTTGGAAGAAGCAGGTCTTGATAAGCCGGAACCGGCAACTTCAGCTGGTAATGATCCAAAGAAACCGGAAGATAATTCTGCAGACGGACAGCCGAAAACTGACCCTGATTCTGAATCGGAACCTAAAACGAAAATTGAACCGGCAAAGGAACCGGAAGACAATCCGGCAGGCGGCGATTTAAAGAAAGCGTTAGCGGAAGAAAGGGCTCGCAGAAAAGCGGCCGAAGAAGCGGCTAATACTTTGCGTTCACAGATGAGCATATCACAGAAACCGGTATTATCTCCGGAAGATTTGAATCAAATTCGCAGTTATGCGCAGCAGGAAGCCGCACGTCGGCTCAAGATTGATGACGCATCTGATTTAATGTTCACCGATGCACAAAAGTATCAGGAACTTCTTCATGAACAAGCACGGATTGAATATCAGATGACACGCCAGCAGGAAGAGCGGCAGGAAACCTATCAGAAAAATGTAGCGTTTATTGGCGAGCTTAAGGCTATTCCGAATATCGGCGAGCTGTGGCAGAAGGGCACTGAAATGCTGGATGGCATGACGCGAAAAGACGCTGCTCCGATTGATGCGGCATTTTCACGTATTGATCAGGGGATAGGCACTGATGCAGACTTTAAAGTTATTCGTGATTTTGCTGAAAAGGTAAAATCAGCAATGACCACGCCTGCACAAAATCCGCTCGAAACGGCTAAAACGCTGCCGAAAGCAAGTGCATTAAACGGCGGTACTCTAACTGGCGCAAAACTGTCCGAAGAAGAAATCCTGCGGTATGTCGATGAAGGCCGGGAGAATGAACTTCCGGCGGAAATCAGAAAGCAGATTGATGACCTCTGCGGTGATTAATTATTTTACAAAAAGGAGAATGAAATATGGCACATGAATTTAAAATTCCTGAAAAATTGGTTCCTAAACTCTGGACGAAAAAGGTATGGAGAGAAGGTTTAAAAGCTTCTTATTTTGATAAGTTTACGTCTACTAATGGGAGTAATGTTGTTCATACGAATAAAGATCTAAAACAGGCTAAAGGCGATGAAGTAAACTTTGGACTGGCAATGAATCTTAAAGGTAACGGCGTTTCTGGGAATAACACACTCAAAGGTAATGAAGAAGAAATGCAGATGTATGATTTCAGCGTAAAGACTACTTTGGTCAGAAACGCAGTTACGCGCTTTGAGGCGGATGACCAGAAATCTCCGTATGAAAATTTGCCTCTTATCAAGGGGGTGTTGGTGCAGTGGCTGTCCGACTGGAAAGACAACAAACTAATTTCCGCACTGACGGCTAATCCGACAACCGGCGAGAGAATGTTTGCGTCTGCTGCAGGAACAGAGGTTTCTTTAACGGCTAATGACAAGCTGACCTGTGCGCTGATTGCAAAGGCGAAACGCAAGGCTAAAATGCATGAACCGACAGTGAAACCGCTTAAGATTGACGGACAGGAGAAATACATCATGCTTGTCGGCACATGGGCAGCGCGTGACTTGAAAGCAGATCCGGTATGGCAGGCGGCACAGCAGAACGCGGCAATCCGCGGCAGCAAAAACCCGATTTTCACTGGAGCGCTCGGCGAATATGACGGCGTCGTTCTGTATGAATATGAACGTATCATAAATACGAAAACCGGTGCGTCTTCCGCAAATGTTGTTCATAATTTGCTTTTAGGGCAGCAGGCGGCATGCTTCGCTGTGGCTCGTGAAGCTCGATTCATTAAGGATGAGGATGATTACGGCAATGTACAGGGGAACGGTATCGCGTTCTTCGGCGGCATTGAAAAATCCATCTACAACAGCAAGGACTACGGCGTGATGCAGGTCATGACCGGCGGTGCTGTAGAGTAATTTCAATGGAGATAAGGTGAGGGCTGTAAAAAGCCCTCTTTCCTTTCTTAAGGAGTAACCATGATAATTAAAGACTTGATTAACCGTGCGTATATGCAGGTGGGCGATACGTCGCAGGTGAACTATACGCCGTATCAGTTTCTGGAGTTTTATAACGAAGGAAATCATATTCTGCATAAGATTGTACTGCGGTATATTCCGGATATTTTACGTGTAACGGAGACGGGAGTTCCGAACAGGCCGACGATTGGGCTTTCTTCTTTCGCACTGCGGATTGTATCAGTAAAGGATATGTATGGTCATCCCGCTGATTACACGATGGAAGACCACAAAATCATTACTGCGAAAAATACGCTGCAACGAGGGCTAACCGTCGTATATATCCCGTCTGCAGATTATAAAGAAATGGATAATGAAAGCGGTTATCCGGCAGAAATAGAAAGTCTTCTTGTAAATTACATGGTAGCGCGGATCCTGAAAGCGGACTTATCGTTTGTTCCCGGATGGGAAGATACGATTTCAGAAATGGCACGTCAAATGGACGATGAAAGCGGTTTTATTGCAAGGGGGTATTGGCCGTATGACAGCAGGCGAACTGATTACGATGATTAATCTGGACACGAATGAAATACTGGATGATAGCACGGAATATATCCCTTATATTAATGCAGCTATTGACTATCTCGTGATGATTTTGGTCCCGATGAAAGACAGGGAAGTTGTAAAAAGTATGGACATTAGCAACAATAATCCGATACCCGGTGATTTTACAGCGTTTGTTCCGGCGACGGGTTATCCCGTGCGCATTGTGAACGGGTCTTTTCAGACGTACGGTGGAAAGACTGTCAGTGATGTATTCTACGCTGTGAAAAAGCCGCATATATCGGATGAAACTGATTCGATTCCATTCAGCGAAATCTTTCATTTCGTGCTTGTGCAGCTGGTCTCATTTCTTGTCAAAAAGAAATCTTTAATGCTGGATTATGCCAGTGCAGATAAAGCGTTTATTGCTGATTTAACAACGGCAATCCAAGCGGCAAGAGGGCGATAATATGGGTGAGCGTTTCTTTGCTTCGACAAACGGTTTCAAATTAGGTCTGGACTGGAGCAAGCCTGCAGAAAGCATTGATATACAGAGTTTAACGCAGGCGATTAACTGCGAATACAGCCCGACGGACGGCGCGCTTCAAACAGTGCCGGGCGTGAAAATAATTTATACGGGAACGGCGAATATTGAAAGTTTGTATTACGACAATTACCGCCATCAGTATTACTTTTCTTGCGGGCGCGACCTGTACAAAACAGTCGATTTTGTAACGGTCTCAAAACTTGGAACTCTGACGGGTAACAGCATTCCGAAGTATCATGCTTTTGACCATGATATATTGATTGCTTCCGGCGATAAGCTGCAGGCTATTTCTGGTGCAGGCATATTGTCTACTGTGGACGAAAGTCCGACTTGCGAATTTGTGAGCAGCCATTCCGGCTCCGTCATGGTAGCGTCAATTTATGGACACCGTATCACGTGGTCAGCTGTTGGCGATTATAAATCGTGGAAAACGAATACAAATGATGCTTCTTCTGCGCAATATGTAGAAGTGGGCTATAAAGATCCCGGCTGTATCGTATCTATAGATTTCTTGTCAAAGGCTATCATTGTATACAAAGAATATGGGCGGGCGTATCAAGTTGTTGGTAATCCACACGAGAAGACACTTGCTGTTTATCCTCTTTCCGAAACGGCTTTGTGCTGCGGCAGTTCAATCAGCATTGATGATCAAAGTTATTATTTAGGCGATGCGGGGCTGATGAGTTTTGTTCCGACAAATACGTATGCGAATATTCAGCCGTCCGAAGTGGGTCTTAATATCAATGCGCAGCTGACAACGATTACATCGGAACAAGCCCGGATGTGGCATATTCCCAGCCGGAAACAGCTGTGGATTAAACCCGGGGAAAATCAGGATATATTTATCTATCATTACTTGCCGCGGTACGAGGACGGACGCGGTGTTTTCACGTCAAGGTCTTTCGTTCATGATCTGCATGATGTCCTGACAGTCGGTAAAGAGATTTACATTGCATATGGCAACAAGATAGGAAAGTTGGATTCTGGAATCGATACTGACGACGGAGAACAGATTACGACATCTATTGTTTCAGGGAACAGATTGGCGCAAAGACTGTTCTTGCTGCTGTTTTCATATAATTTTGTATCAAGTAACCGCATTGAAGGTTATGGCAGCATTACAATCAGCGATAAACGGGCAAAACCTGTTACATTCAAAGCGGCTGGTACAAAGTTATACTATGCGAATGAAAAATTGATTAACGCAACCGGCAGGTTGAATAGCAATGAGTATACAAAAGTAAATAAGATTGGCGGTGGAGCAAACCGACATCTGCAGATAAAAATATTTGTCGCCAAGGGCGCTATCGCTTTGCGGCAGTTTGATTATACTTACGAGGAGGTTTAAATGCCTTATACGGAAAAATATCCTTTGAACCCGACGCCGCAGGGAGACAGCACGAAAGACGCTGTACTGAAAAACCGGGAAGAAATCAAGACGATTGGGAATGCGCTTTCCGCACAATCAAAAGGCGGCGGGAACGGTCTTCGGCAGCGCATTTTATACGGAAAAAACAGCGGCGGGAAGTACAGTTTTCTTTCCGGCGATGGATTGTCGGTCATTATTGACGGAAGTGTGATACCTGTTGTTTTAACGCTGGCAGATGGTTTTGATGAAAACGGCGCGAAAGATTACGTAGAAACAATTAACAAGAAAATCAGCGCATGGACGCTGCCAATTAACGCAATAAGCTATCTGTTTGTAGAACGAAATAACGCGGGTGCTTTGTCTTACGGAAGCGTAACAACAAAACCAGTATTTTCTACTTCTTTGCCATCCGGCGTCGCAACAAATACTCATGTGTTCAACACACTTGAGCAGAAGATGTACATGTATAACGGTACAGAATGGAAAAATGTCGTAAGAGTTTTTGCTGCAGCGGTAACGACGAATGCAACCAGCGTAACAAAGATTGAATATATGAATAATGCGGCAGCGGTAGAAATGACGGATGCTGAAAAAGAAAAGCTATCTGGCATTGAAGATAAAGCAGAAGTTAATCAAAACGCATTTTCTAAAGTAAAAATCGGTGACAAAGAACTTGTTGCGGCAGTAAAACAGGCTGTTCTTGAATTAATCGCCGGGGATAACATTAAAATTACTCCGGATGCAGATGGTTCGAAAATAACGATAGATATAGCAAACAAAAAAGAAATATTTGATCCCGATAATTACTACACTAAGGACAAGGCAGACGAACGTTATTATCATGAAGATGTACCTTTGCCGGTAGCTTATAGTAACGAAGTTAATTTTGCTGGAAATGCAGAAACCATACAGTTCGGCTTTCGTGACCACAATATTAACACATATCGGTTTGGCAACGGCACGCAAGGCGGATTAGCCGATATCACCGCGAAGGCGCTTGGTGGTAATTTGTGTTCCGGTTCTTTTAATAATACACAACAAATGAATGACTGGTTGCGTCAGCACTATGAAGACGAGAACGTTTATGCTTGTCGTGTATACCGCGCCAATGAAATTGTGATTAACGGCAATAAGCACTGGGGAACTGTTTTAATAAGTGCTTATCCAGTACATGACGGACGCGCATTAACAATGCAACTGTTTTTTGCTAATTCTAACGGCTTGTTTTATCGCTATTTGAATACACCAGATGAGATAGATAATACAAATAATTGGTATCAGGTTGTGGGCACAAACAATGAGAATAAGCTAAAAATTGGTAATAATTACATATGGTTTGCGTGAGGTGGTGTTCATGAGTGTTTTTAAACATTTATGTTATCAGAAAGAGAACGGGGAAACAGGACATTGTGATGTGTATGATGACCTGAACGAATGTCCAGACCCGCGAACGTATGTCAACGTAGACGGAAGAGATGGCTATGTAAAACTGGGGGAGTTTAATGACCCGCAGGCAAGTCCTTTGCGGTGTTATGTAGCCAGTGCAAGACGGGAATTTGCGATTTTAAAAGTAGCAATCCCAACTGGCAGCTTTACAGTACAAAATTATGATGGTGCGTCTTATGACTGGACATGTCCTCGATTGATTACGAAAATAAAATGTACCTCGGCGGGAGAATGGGATAAATATGTAAATGTCACCCCGGGAACAGTTTACACGTTTATGTGTGTTAAAAGTTTCAGTAAATATAAATGGGTGATATACGTTGGGGGGAATGCTTTTGTTTCTTTGTTTGGCGGAAATGACCCGCTTATCGTTTGGTGGTCACAAGAGATCAATAATTCATGAACAAGATAGGGTGATGAGATGAATTGAAATTATCAAGTTTACAGGAAATGATAAAAGATTATGAACGTATCACTGGCGAATCCGTCAGTTTTGATGGGTTCTCTTTTGATGATGATCTTCATGATAAACAGGGAACGCATTTCAAGTTTTTTCCGAATGCCGGATTTCTTTTCTGGCAATTGATTAAGTATGAGGGAATCGTTTATTTCCAGATTCTTGAAACATACGGCAAGTTTCACAAAATGGTTGACTACATCAGAGAGGTGATGGCGCTTAACGAAGTAAAAGATATCGTGACAATGACGACGCGCAATCCGAAAGCACATATACGCCGATGGAAGATGATTCACCATCCGGAACAAGATTATGACTACGAAGGAAGGCATTACTATGTGCTGACTGGCACAATTGAGAATTTACATTAGAAAGGAGATTGCATGCTATTATTTGATTTACAGCTGTTCGGGAAAAAGGGGACAAAGATAACGACAACACCGGCGCAAGTGCCACAGATGTCCGATGAGGAAAAAGGGCTGCTTGGCGAACAGCTGAAATGGGCACAGACTACACAGCCGGTGGCACAAAACCTGCTGAATATGGCTAATCAAGCATTAAGCAGCCAGCAAGTTACGCCGAATCCCAACTGGCAGACATTGTATGACCGGGCGCAGAATCAGACGGCAGCCAATAATCAGCTGGTACAGGGACTGATTCCGCAGGTAAATGCAAATACAGACGCTAATGCAGCGGCTAACAACCGTTTCTCTGGGCTGCTGGGGAATGCTATTCAGTCTATGACACAGGGGAATAAAGAACTGGCGTCCGAATACAATACGGCCATGCAGAATAATAATACTGCTATGCAAGGATTGTTAAACGGTGTGCTGCCATCTTCTTATGCGGAGAATCGACAAAAGGCATTACAAGCTGATTTAACGAATACAGTCGGGAGTACATTGTCCGGACTGGCCAGCCGGGGAATTATCAATTCTTCACAAGCGGACAGCGCATTCAATGATATTTCCCGAAATGCATCTAATACGCTGGCTGCACAGTACGGAAATGATATGCAGACAGCCGCGGGGCTTGCCGGACAAGCTTATAACAGTCAATTGGCGGGCATTAACGGTAAGGCGGGGCTATTGGGTGATATATTCAGGAACCAGCTTTCCGGCTACGGGCAGCAGGCTGACTTGGCAAATACGAATTTCAACAACAGACAGCAAGGTATTTCAACGCTGTCACAGCTGGCGAATCAGTCGCAACAGATGACGACAGATCCGATTAAAACGGCAGCAACGGCGCAGGAAGCGTCCATTAATACGCCAATGAAATACTTGGCGATGGCGACAGGCCAGAACGCACCAACGCAAGGTTTATTATCTCAGTTATCACAACAGCGGTATTCAGTAGCTTCTCCTGCACAGACGGTTGTACGTCAAGGGAGCGGCGGATTCTTTGGAGGTCTTATGAGCGGATTAGGAAGTTATTTTGCATGCTTTACAGCAGGAACAGAAATTTCAACACCGGAAGGTGCAGTTGCCATTGAACAGATGACATTTGGTGATCAGGTTGTTTCTCTTGGCGCAGTGAATGAGGTTACAGAACTTCATGATATGGGCGAGGCGGATATTTATGAACTGCGCACGCCATCCTGCACGGTAGAAACCACACAGACGGAAGTATTCATGACGCCTGATGGAAAGAAACCTTTAACCGAACTTTCCGAAGGTGAGAGTGTCATGACAGTAAACGGATTTGAACCGATTACATCAATTGTAGAAACCGGTCGAAAAGAAAAGGTTTATGAACTGGAATTGACCGGTGACAATATGTTCTATGCAAACGGTATCTTGGCGGAAGGCTTGACAGAAGCTGACAAAGCGGGTAATGCCCCGGATGGAGACATTATTCCTGCAGAAGCGGTTGACGTTGTTCCTGCAGAACAGAAAACAGAAGATTCTGCAGAAGAACCTATGCAGGAAATGGAAACATCTGCAGAAGAAACAACGGATGAAACAGAGAAAAAGCCGGCAGCTAAGAAGCCGGCAACAAGAAGAAAGACGGTTGCTAAGAAAGCGGGTAAATAATCATGAGTGTTATCTATGTACAGGATAAATCACCATGGGATCAGATTGGGAATCTGGCGGGACTGTGGGCGGCAAACCGTCTGCAGAAGATACAGGATACCCGCAATGCTAAAGATTATGCAACAAGAGTATTTGGGGGCTATCAAGATGAACAGTCCCCGGGCCTTTTGGCTCAATTGACACAGCCGCAGACCCCGCATATGGGCAACGGTCTTTTTGCGCAGGACGGTCTTGAAAAAGCAATGCCTCATTTCAAGATCAACACTGCCGGCACACAGCCTTTGCAGTCTTCAACTACGGCGGGGCAGGACGCATTGGAACAGGCCGTCCCTCATTATCAATTAAATACGCAGCAGGGACAGCCGCAAGTACAAACGCAGCCGGGTGCGCCTGACAGGAGCCAAATTAAGCAGTCGCTTAGAAATAAAGCCGGGGCGGCGTATGTCAGCTTCATCAAGAGTGGCTATGGACAACAGGAAGCAGCGCGCATGGCAAAGGAAATGCTTGAAAATGATACAGCAGAAGAATATGGTAAGCAGCTTAATGCCTATCAGGACAGTGTTCTTGAGCCGGCACGGCAGGATATCCTAAATCAGCTCGTCTATACTACGGATAAAGACGGGAATGCGGCAGTCAGCGGTTATGATCCGAAAAAACTTAAGGCAATGGCGCCGCGGATTGCCGCTTATAATTACCGTGCTCAGCAGCTGGGGCTTCCACAGATTGATATGAATATGCTGAATAACATCAACGCGTTGGATAAGCCGAATATTTCTTATAAGACAATGCCAAATGGCCAGCTTGTAGGAATCAATGGCGATACAGGAGCTGTCCAGCAGATGGGGAATTATGCACCGCCGCAAGATCCGCGACGTTTTTATGTGAATACCGGCGGCGGATTATTTGATGTCAGAAGCGGGCAGGTTATTCCTGGTACAGCAAGAGAAGTACAAGGGCCCGGAACGAGCGGGTACAATTCGCAGATTATTTCACAGCTAAGTCACTTGCAGCAGATGTACGAGAAGCAACATATGTATGATGATGATTTTGATCCCGCAAAATCTCCTTATTATGCACAACTGCAACAGGTTTTAGGCTTGCAGCAGCCCGGACAGCCGGGAGATGTAACAGGCGGGCAGAAACAGCTTGTGAATGATGAGCAAGGTCTCAGTAATAAAATCATGGAAATGCGGCAGCATATGTCCAAAGAAGAAGTACAGCAGGCATTACGAAACGAAGGACTCGGTTTCTATGCAGCATGGGTACCGTAAAGAGGTAAAATATGGGTTATTTTGATGAATTTCAGCGTGCTGGCGGTAATACTGGCGGTGAAAGATATTTTGATGAATTCAAGAATCAGCCGCCGCAGGATTCGTCTTTGCTTGATAAGGCCAAAGGCTTTTTGAACAGCATCGATGACGCTTATGAAGAAGGGCGTGCAGCGCGCAAAGCGCAGTGGGAGAAGACGAAAGCCAATGTATGGAATACTCTTTCTGATTACGCGGCTAATGCCGGCAAAGCCATAGAAAATTATGGCAATGAAATTACGGCTGCCGGAGAGCGTGCTTTAGAAGCCTACAACAATGGAGAATCCATCAACATGGAAGACCCAACGCAAGGCTTTGAGGGCGAAAATTACAACCGGGCAAAAATGAATGTCTACAATGAGCTGGTAGGCAAACCTGCCGGGTACACCGCCATTACGCCCGGTATGCCCGGCATTGTCCGTATGGCAGGTGCAGCATTGGCAACCCCTACATTGCTTGATTCTACGATGCAGACTTATGATCAGAACATCGCCAATGATGACGGTACGCCTGTTATTAGCACGGCAAAAGAGGCACTTTTAGATCCTGTTATTAATCCGGTTAAAGAAGCGGTTACACATCCGGGAGCATATGCACAGAGTCTTGTGGATAATCCGACCGAATTGTGGGATAAAGTGTTCTTACCGGGCGCGGTCATTCACGGAGCGGCAAAAGGCATAAAAAAAGCAACGCCGAAAAGTATCAGCGAGCCTATCCGCGAGCATGTGACGGAACCGTTTAATGAACATGTTATTGATCCGGTAAAGAGCGGCCTTGCCAATGCGAAAGGTCGCTTTTTTGATTCTTTTAAACGTGGCGGGGAGACAGGTTTTGACGATTTAGCCCGTGATACAGAGATGGGCACGCAGTCACTTAAAGAAACAAACCTGCCGCCCGAATACGGCGAGACAGGAGATATAAAAACAGATGTTTACAACCGTCTCCGCCAGAACGGATTTACTGATTCCGAAGCGGCGGGGATTACCGGAAACATTGCGCAAGAATCCATGTTTGATACAGAAGCGCTTTCAAAAGATGGATATAATTCCCGCGGGCTGGTGCAGTGGACGGGCGATAGAAAGGCACATTTAGAGCAATTTGCCCGGGAACACGGACTGGATCCCAAAGATTGGTGTACACAGGTAGATTTTATCTCCGAAGAGATGAATACTACAGAACGGGCGGCTTTTGAAGCACTCCGCAAAAATCCGAATATCACTCCGGAAGAAGCGGCGCATATTGTCCGCGAACAGTATGAACGTCCGGATCCGGCAGTGGCCAATGACGCATACCGCCAGCAGGTGGCCAGAGAAGTCTATGATGGCCGCAGTGTCCGTCCGATGCAGCGTCCCATGCAGAACGGGCTCAATGATTTTGCGGAAGATGTGAAACAAGCCGCGCCGGAAGAAGCAAATTTAAATTTCATGAAGGATCCGGTGAAAGATATTACGCCGGAAGAATTGTCCAATCGTATCAAAGATGGAACTATTCCTAAGGAAGTATTCCGTACATATGACGAAACGGAATATAGCGCATTCAAAGATTTACCGGAAAAACAGAAGTTTGAATATGCACGTCAGGAAACGCTTAAACTTGCTGACGGAATAGACGATCCGATGGGAGAAAAAGTAAGAGTTATTTTTGACAAAGAAAACAAAAATGCAGTAGATGACGCAGTTAAAGCTTTCACTTCCGGACATGGCGAAAATATGTCTATTTCTGATAGCCGTGCATTTGCAACTGGGTTGATAAAAGATACTGTTCAAAATCCGGATTTTATTCTTAAGCAAAAGAACGGAAGAAAACTCTATGTGAATCTATGGCGCGGGAAAGATAATTTGTTACATCAAATAGCGGTCAGCATGGATGAAACCGATAAAGGGAAAATTATCTCTTCAAGTACGGCTATGGATAAGCCAAGACATCGCAACAATGCTATTAACCAGCTTTCAAGGGATATAAAAAACGCCGACGAATTAATTTACGTCGGCGAAAATATTCGAGGTCGTCAGTCAGGGTATCCTCTGCAACCCTCCAGTGATAGGGTTTCAACGCTGGATACCCAGCTCCACCCATCTGGCAACTCTATTGTAGCAGAAGAAGCAGGAAAAGTAAAATTGCCGGGTGATGAACGATCATTTATGGCAAGACCGCTTGAGGAGGCGGCCGGTAATGACTTGACCACTTGGCAGGGAGAGACGATTTCACGCAAGCAGATTCTTGACGATGTAAATAGTATTTTCGGTGCCACCATCAAGAAAGGACGTGTTGGCAAGAAAGGTACAAGCGGATGGTATAACCCTAAAACGGACATTATACGAACAAGAACATTCGGGGATCCTCGAACTGTTATGCATGAACTTGGCCACTATGTGGATGCAAGGTTTAAATTCAGCAACCGTCCTGGTTTTGATACAGAATTTTCTAATGTTATCCATAAACGTTTCGGAAATGCCTATAACAAAGGTGGTATAAAAACCATCCGAAAGGAAGGGATTGCTGAATTTTTCCATGATTACGTTACCAGTCGAAAGAAAGCGGCCTCTGATTTCCCGCTGTTTTATAAGGAATTTAAACAAATACTGAAAGGTGATAAAGACCTGCATGCTGCAGTAGACAAATTGTCTTATGTCGGCCATCAATGGTATGCGCAGCCTGTGTGGGAACGGATGAAAGGTTCTGTTTCTTTTGGCGGTAAAGAAAATCTATTGCAGAAAACGTTGAAATTCTTTAAGGATTCTAAGAAAGTCGCACGGAAAGTTTATCATGAACCGTATAGTACACTGGTGGATGAGCTTCATCCGTTAGAGGAACTTATCAGTGAAGTGGAAAAACGCGCAGGAAGAAAGTTGAGAGTAGAAGAAAACGCATTTAAGCAGGCGTGGCTTGCGCGCGGTTGGGCAGGTAAAGCAGAAGCACTTCTGCAGAATGGTTCGCCCAAGCATAAAATACCTGCTTTTAAAGAGATTATCCGAAAAATCCCGGATAATCAGCTGAAAGATTTTTCTACGTATCTGACCGCATTGCGCGAACTTGATATGAACCACTGGAACACATTCCTGCCAAGGGATGAGACACCGCTGATTACGAGATTTACAAAATCGGAATGTTTTGACGTCATCAAGCATTATGAGAAGAATCCTGTTTTCGCGAAAGCCGCTACGGAAATCCACAGATATAATGATTTCCTGCTTGCAAATGCTGTAGATGCCGGTATGTTATCGGTAAAGGCTGCAATGGCCATGAAGAATAAATATCCTCATTATGTACCGTTCTTCCGTGAATTTTATGAAGCTGCAGAAGCACAAAGGAATGGAACAGGAAAAGGATTTGCTAATGTGGGGGCTGTCACAAAGAAAATGCGCGGCAGCACTTTAGATGTAGTAGACCCACTGGAAGGAATAATCCGGAATACTTTCTCAATAATGAGTGCCATCGAACGGAATAAAGTCGGACAATCTATCGTGAAACTGGCCAATGTTGATGGCATGGGAGCATTGATTGAAAAAGTGTCCGGTGCGGCAAAGGTGACGGATCATAGTTTCAGTGTGTGGAGAAACGGAAAGAAAGTCGTTTATAACACGACACCGGAATTGTATCAGGCATTTAAAATGTTGAATCCGGAAGGTGCAAACATGTTTACGAAGCTTCTTTCTTATCCGGCAAAATGGCTTCGTGCCGGGGCGACGTTGGGGCCGGAATTTATTCTGCGTAACCCCGTACGCGACATGATTTCCGCTACGATCTACTCTAAATATGGATTTATCCCCGTTGTAGACACTCTTAAAGGATTGGGGCTGTATCTGCAAAAGGGCAATACGTATTGGGAATACATGCGGTCGGGTGCGGCACAGGCTAATCTTGTTTCTCTGGATAGGAATTACCTTTCCGGACAAATGAGAGAGCTCTTGCAGCGGCCAAGCGTCAAGAAGATGATTACTACCAATCCGATTGAAGTTTTACGTGGATTATCCGAAGCCACAGAAATGGCTACACGCTTGGCAGAATTTCATAATGTGCGAAAAGGGTATACGGGCATCGGAAATCGGCTGTTCAGCAGAAAGCGAAATCCGGGCAGTATTCAGGAAGCGGCGCTTGAAAGTCGTGATGTGACGCTGGACTTTTCACGAATAGGTTCTCACACAAAATCACTGAATAAGACGATTGCCTTTTTCAATGCGGCTATTCAGGGAACGGATAAGATGTTTCGTGAATGGAAAGCGAATCCGATGGATATGACAGTAAAAACGGCTATGTGGATTACCTTGCCGTCAGTATTGCTTTGGGAACTCAACAAGGACGATCCCCGGTATCAGGAACTGCCGCAGTGGCAGAAAGATATTTTCTGGATTATTCCGACGAAAGACACTCTGATTAAAATTCCCAAACCCTTTGAACTGGGAATTCTTTTCGGTACCGTTCCGGAACGTATGTTGCAGTGGGATTATGACAAAAAAAGAAAACAAAAGGGAGTGGGATTCAAAGGCCTTGCCGGCTCTGTACTTGATTCTATGGCTCCATCCTTCCTGCCGACTGCATTAGTGCCGGCTATTGAAGCGATGACCAATCATTCAATCTTTATGGGGCGCGATATTGTACCGCAAAGCCAGCAGAATACAATTCCTGAATTGCAGTATGGACCTTACACGTCAGCGGTAGGCCGTAAAATAGGTGAAACGTTCGGTGTTTCTCCCCGCAAGGTAGATAATACTATCCGAGGATACGGCGGCAGCCTTGCCGGATTGGGATTAACACTTACTGATCAGATGGTCGGACTGGATGAAACGCGTCCGGCAAAACGATTTTCTGAACAGCCGGGGATTCGTGGATTTACCGCCACGCCATACGCAAGCAGTGAAAGCGTACAGGAAGTTTATGATGCCTATGACAGGCAACTGAAACTATTCAATGCGGGGCGGGAACTACATAGGCGGATGGACGGATTCGATCCGCGAGAATTTGAACAGATGAAGAATGCCGTGAAAGCTTTTCAGAATATTAATCAAGCAAAAAAGGCAGTCATGAAAAGTGATTTATCCAGTGAGGCTAAACGAAAGAGGCTGGATGAAATACAAATGTCACAAGTTAGAATTGCAAGAAAGGCATTAGGGAAAGGAGATATCAAATAATTGGAACAGGAATTTTTTCATGCATTACTGCCAATTGCCAGTAATATTGTATATGTTGTTTTATCAATGGCTGTAGGTTTTCTTTGGAATAAAGCCAAGGGGCTACAGGAAAACAGAGAAAAAACAGAAGATGGCGTGCGGGCATTGCTCAAAGACCGTTTAATCGGGATCCACAGCAACGCTATGAAAAAGCAGTATATCACTTACACAGAAATGGAGCGTGCATCAACAATGTATGAAGCTTATCATGGGTTGGGCGGCAATGGTACGGGAACGGCGATTATGGAAGAACTCAAGCATCTTCATATTCAAAGGGATGACTAATCATGATGGAGAAAATCAAAAAACTGTGGACGCGGTATGTGCCACGTATTTCAAGACGTGCGAACACATCGTTAAAAGTAGTGTATCTCTACGGGGCCGGACTTCTGATTCTGTTTTTCATGGTTCTCTTTTCGTGGCTTCATGATTTTTATCGAACAGGAACAGCTAATACGGCACAGTTGATTACATTTTTCAAAGAGTATGCAGCTCCGGCAGTAGTCGGGGCTGTTACTTTTATATCAGTATTTTCTGTCAACAAAAATCGGAACGGTGATTCCGATGCAGCAGAGAAAGGAGCGGCAAATAATGAAGGGAATAGACGTATCTGAAAACAATGGAGTGGTGGATTGGGGTGCTGTAAAAGCGGCAGGCTTTGAATTTGCCATCATCCGTATTGGTTACGGGAAAGGACATCTTGACAGCCAATTTTATGACAATGTAAACGGCGCGTTAAAAGCAGGAATGAAAATCGGCATTTACCATTATTCTTATGCATTATCTGACGATGTGGCAGGTATCGAGGCGGATTTTGTTATTCAGACGCTTGAAGAGTGCGGATTGACTACAGATAAATTGCCGATGGGCGTATGGTTCGACATGGAAGATGGGGATGGTTACAAAGAACGTCATGGCATGCCGGATAATCAGGAACTGACAAACATCTGCAACGTCTTCATTAATCGCTTGTGGGATGCGGGCTATAAATATGTGGGACTGTATTCTTGTTATGATTGGCTGGTGAATATTCTGGATGTTGATCAGCTGGGCGGCTGTGCAATATGGTGTGCACAGTTTGATTCGAAATGTGATTATCCGGGTGCCCATATCTGGCAGTATACGAAATCCGAAAATATCGAGGGAAAATTGTTTGATGCGGATGTCGTGATGGAGGGTTAAAAATGAACTATCAGGAAAAAGCAAAACAGATCGTTATCGATTACTACAATGAACATGTAGAGATAACAGATAATAAAAAACTGAAAGAAAGTGAAGTTTTTATCGTATGGTTTAGTAAAACATTGCAGAACTGGAAAGCGTTGATAAGCACGACAATATCCGATGGAATGTACTACGAAGTCACATACAATGGTGACAAAAAAGAAACATATCTTGATGCATATAAAAAATGGGAAAACGTTTGTGTAAAAAATGTGGAGGACTGATAATGTGTACAATTTTGTCAAAATACATTACAAAAGTATTATTTTGTGCATTCTTGTTATTTTCTCCATCGTTTTTATTGCAAGCCGAGGAGACTACGGAATACATCACAATGACAGTCCAAGAATGGAACGACTTCAAAACGGACTGGACAGAGCAGATGACAGAATTAGCGATGCTGAAACAGAACTTGAGCATGTTGACGCTGAACTCGAACGAGCAACGGGAACAAGCCGAGAGGTTACTCAAGAAATGCAACAGCTTAGAAATGGAATTGGGCAGAATCAAGATATCATTAAACAGTGCGAAGATCTCATTGGCAGAAGCGAAGAAAGAAATCAACGAGTGCAAGAAAGAATTAGAATTGTTGAAGAAAGAAATCGACGAGTTGAAGCACAAATTGAGACTGGCAAAAAGACAACGTGACGCATGGGCAATAGGAACACCATTGGCATTTATAGCAGGATTCCTTGTTGCGAGAAATTAGTTTTATTACTACTCAAGGAGGATTATATGAGATGGTTTTTATATGCACCGTTACAATTACTCATTATGATAATCTGCTATATCACCAATCCGATTGTAGTATTGTTTGCCGATGAAAACGGTGAGCTCCCTGGATTGTTTTGTCTTTGGCAAACATGGGACGATTCTTGTGACAGCGAAGATTGTGTGACAAAGTATGTTCCAGACTGGATGCGGTATGATTTCTATAAATATTACCGGACAGAAAAGCGATATGATCCGGACTACGGACGAATAATAAAACGGTCAATCAACATTGCACCGTTGCCGCTAATTGACAGATTAAGCGGTATTGCTGCCGTGTTTTCTGGCTGTCAAGAAACTGTGCATATGGTTTTGCAATTGACTGGTTCGGAGCGACAATTAATCCGGACGATATTGTTGTTATTGATGACTATAAGGCGGGAGAATTTGAGAGGAATATACTTGTTACGCGGGATCTGAAACATTGGAAAGTATATAATTCCATGCGGATCCTGAACACGAATTACCGATGGAAAATATATTTAGGATGGAAAATTCATAACGTGCAAAGTATACATAGAGCAATGCTGGCACTCCGAATGTGGTTCTGCAAAGCAAATTAAAAGACGGGCGGGGAGAAATCCCTGCTCTTTTTTTCTTTGGGCGGCAAAAATACGGCAAAAATTTTAGCTAAAATACCGCATTTTAACGGTTATTGTTTTTATCATTATTTCTTGGCCACTCGGTAAAATCGACAAAACACAAACACAACGATTCTCAACATATCTTAATAAGGCTTATGCTATGAAAAAGTATAAGCTAAAAAATCCCCGCAATTTAGGGATTTTTTATGTAGACGGCAGACAAACGGCAAAAATTCATTTGTACATGGTTTCTATATATTGGTCTGCTTCTTTGCGAATATCATCAGTATAGTGGATATAAGTGGCCGCAACAGTGGCTACATTGTCCCCCAAAACGGCTGCAACGAGATTAATGTCTTTGGATTTCGATAAAAGCATGGTGGCAAAGGTGTGTCGCAGGGTATGAACGGAAATTCCCTGTTTTAATTTACGCAGCTGCCTATTCATGAGGGCATGTGTACTTGGTGTTGTCGGGATAACGCGTCCGTCAATAGATATGGGAACGGTCTGTTTCCACGTATTTAATCTGGCTGCCAGTTTCGTATTCATATGTATGGTTCGGTTTCCGTTTCGTGATTTTACGGCTTTAAATCCCCGTTTTTCGGGAGATATCCAGTTATACTGTTTATCTATGGTGATTGTTTGTCTGGCAAAATTGATACTGTTCCATGTCAATCCGGCTATTTCTCCGTATCTCATGCCGGTATTCAGAGCAATGAAAGCGATCATGTAAAAAATGGATGTATCACTTAATGCGTCAAGCAGTTGCAATGATTCTTTTTCTGTCAGTGCTTTTACCCGGCGGGGCGTCTTATCTTTCACCTGTGTGACGCTGTCTGCAGGATTGACGGTAATAATTTTATACGGATTGATGGCATAGTTAAAGATGGCACGAATCTGGGCGAAACGATTCTTTCTTGTGCCTTCGCTGAATCGTCCCATATCCTGATAGACATTAATCACATCCCCGGCGGTAATTTCCCGTATGGGCTTATCGCACAGGGTAGGAATACTACGGAGCATAAAGAAATAGTTCCTTTTTGTGCTATATTCTAAAGAGGATTCTTTATCCCGCAAGTATATATTCTGTGTGAAACTTTCAAAGGTAATGTCCGCTAATTCCGGATCGGCTCCGCAGGCGGCATCTTCTTTTGCGGCAGCTAATAATTTATCTTGGTATTGTTTGGCTTCCCGCAGCGTTTTAAATCCTTGTTTGGTTTTCTGCTTCCATTTACTATTTACCTTGTAGGATAAAATGAGGCAGATACTACCGTTCTTCTCACGCGTCGAAAAAGAATATTCCATAATAAAAATCAGCTCCTTTTCTGAAATAGGGCTGATTGTGCTATAATATATGCGTAACCAGCCTGTGGTAGGGTTGTTACAACTACCGGAAGGATACCCCTATCGTTCCGGTTCCCGTCGTCATATTTGCGGTATGGCGGCGGGATTTTATAATTGAATAAAAAATAGGGATGGTATCTATAACGAAACCATCCCCGCAAAACGGAAAACCGTTTTTTGTTCTGGAATCATTATAGAAATAATGAAGTGCTTTGTAAAGGCATTTGAAGATTATTCTAATGGATTTTTACCATTTCCCTTTTCTGAATCTTCTATCAGTTGTTTTTGAACTATTTTAGCAAGTTCGCGGCGTTCTTCTTTTGTCGGTGGCGGAGCATTGGGATCTAAAGGATTACACATGAAGCCTGTCATATTTTTCATGATATAGTCCAGATCATCAAGTCTGGGGTCATGTTTTGGCATTGGGATACCTTCTTTCTGTGATTCTAATTAACGAGACATGATTAAATCCCTTGGTTGAATAAATAATTATATACTTCTTCAGGCCATGAGTTTGGGAGAATAGGAATTTCAGTATATACCATGGTAGTATTTTGAGAGTATAAATATTGCCGATCTTCTTCTAATTTTGTATTTGCAATTGCAAGAGCTTCTTCATGTGAAAATCCAGATTTAACTGAAGTTACAAATGTTTCCCCAGCAGCAATTTTTATTTTTTGGTCAATTTTATCCTTATTTAATACTTTTGGGAGTCCCATGTCTCCAGAATCTTCTATATGCCCATTGGGATAAAATGAGAATATTTGCATTACGGCAAAATGCTGTTTATTCTTCTTAAATCTTACTTTCAATAAATTGGAGCTATCATCGGGATATCTCATGTCAATCCAAACGGTTACTTCATCATTAAGCCGTATAATCTCATCATTTTTAATATATATTTGCCTATCATTTGTATTTTTTATGAAAGTCCATTCATCTGCATTACTGGGGTGTGAACAAATAATCAATAAAATCAAAAGGATAATCCGTACCGCTTTTTTAAATATGGGATGTCTCATGTCATTAATCCTTTGCAATTTACCACGTGTGCCGTGATTCAATAACTTTACCTATGATTTGTACCGGCAGTTGTTCTATTTCTTTATTGGTATAGAAATGTGGCTGATATACTTCTACATTCAGACCGACAAGCATAATCCCCGTATCGGTCTTTTTTATTTGTTTTACGGTAGCTTCATCACCATTTACAAGTACAATTGCCGTATCGCCATTATCTACATCATTCTGCTTACGGACAATGACAATATCACCTTCCAGTAGTTTTGGCTCCATAGAGGAGCCTTTGATTCGCAAGGCGAAGTATTCTCCACCGGCAGCCATCTTAGTGGGAAGTTCTTCCCATCCTTCAATATCGGTAATAGCTTCTACTGGGATACCAGCAACAACTTTCCCCAGTATGGGAATGCGTACGCCTTTTGTTAGTGAAGATGCGGACTCCGCTAAATAATTAAGATCATCAGACAAGATATTTAGGCCATGGCAAATTTTATTAATGTTATCCATAGAGGCTCCGCCTACATTTTTTAAAATTGAAAGTAGGGTGCTATATGGCATATCAATCTTATCAGAAAACCATTTTAATGTGCCTTGTTCTTCAATTTTTGCTCTTAAGTATTGCTCTCGCGTCATAATTATTCCTCCTACTTGAAAGTAGGATATCATATAAAAAACGAAATTTCAACAAATTTTATGAAATTAGTGTTGACAAAAACGAAATAATAGCATATCATAAAATTCAGAAAACGAAATATCGTTACAAGAAAGGGGGTGATCTAATGTATAAAAATTTAAATGTAGAGCTCGCACGGCTGGGATGGAATATAATCAGGTTGTCAGAGGAAACGGGGATCAAATATCAAACGTTGGTTACCAAAATGAAAGGAAATTCAGAATTTAAATTTGATGAATGTTTAGCGATAAAAAAAGCTATGGGTTGTAAGATCCCCTTAGAAGTCCTTTTTTTACACCAATAAAAACGATATTTCGTTAAATGGCGTAAAATAAAAGCCCCCGAAGGGGCTCATGTGTCAGCATGTTTTTCTTTTCAGCGCTGTGTTCCGCGTTTTCCTGTATATGGATTTACATTTCCTTTATGGCTGTAATTATTGTTTGGATTACCATCCGGATTGCTTCTGTAATGAGGCTGTACATAAGTACCATCTGAGCGATAATGCCCGCGAACATAGGCAGCGTTAGCTGTACTTGCAGATAAAACAAATGCAGAAATAGCAAAGATGCATAAGATGAGTTTTTTCATAAAGGCCTTCTTTCTTGTACTACCGCTGACACATTAACCAAATTGTAACACAACCTACCACAGAAAACATAGAAAGGAGTGAAAAATGGAACGAAGAACGTACACCGTCGCTGAAACCGCTGAAATCTTAGGGGTATCGACGGATGTCGTCTACCGCATGAAAAATGACGGCATCCTCCCGGCGGTAAAAAATCTATCGGCCATCCGTTTTCTGAAACGGGACGTGCTCGCGATGGTCGGAGAAAAACCGGATGATTTTCGTCCGTCCGCAGTCCGAAGACTGCAGAGTGAACTATCTCTTGCGAAGCAGGAGAATGCGCGACTGCGAGGCGTTATTCGCCAGATTTGTATAGCTGCTAATACGGCAGCAGTGCAGGAGAAATTATGAATAAACCTTTAGTATTTACGACCGTCCTCATGTCAGCCGCACTGATAGCCGGCGCCGCGGTTGACGCGGACAACATCTATCACCGGTTCTTTCCGGAAACAAAGATTGTCGAATACCGCCGGGAGGTAAGAACAGGCGATACGCTCTGGACAATTTGTGGAGAAATCGCCACCGACAAAGAGGATTTAAGAAAATTAGTTTGGCAGGCGAAAAAAGATAACAGGATAAAGGACGTAGGAAACCTGCAGCCGGGGATGTTGATTGTAGTCAGAGTTGAGGAGGCAAGAAATCAGTGAATACAGAAGAAAAAATCAGGGAAGTATCTATTCATACTCTCAGCTGGTATATCGCAGATTGGATAAATAAGAAAAAGTGTAAAAAATGCAAATTGTTAGCGTTTGACACCACCTTAAAGAAGTGGTGTGCATTAGATAATAGTGCAAATGATTGCTGGACGGAGTTTTTTGAAACTCGACAGGAAGCCATAGATTGGCTAAACAATGAAATTGAAAAAGCCGACTGATGTTTGCAGCGTCAATCGGCAGGCGGAAAAGAATCGCTAAGACTTTCCGCCTCTATTATATCACAGGAGGAATAAATAATGACAGAAATTGAAGAAAAGAATGAACATCTTGCATTTTTAGCACTCATCGAACAGAGCAAAAGGCAGAATGCGCTCATGCACCTGAAGAAAGCATTGGATTATTCTGAATGCGGTGTAACGGACATTGAGCTTGTAGAAACGCCTAACGGTGATTTTGTAGATGTTACATTTCACAGAGAAGAAAAACGCCGAGCGAACATAAGTGGTGACAGTGTTCCGGCGATGATCTATGACATATTTAGACAAATTGAGTGGTTGAGATAACAGGAGCGATAAACAATGACAGAACCAGTAAAAATCAATGAACTATTAATTGAAAACGTGAAACGAGTAAAAGCAGTACAGTTTGAACCGTCCGCCGATGGACTGACAATCATTGGTGGGCGAAACGGACAGGGAAAAACTTCTGTATTAGACGCTATTGCATGGGCATTGGGCGGCAATAATTATAAACCGTCTGTACCGGAACGGGACGGCGCACTGGTGCCGCCGAACCTGCATATCGAGTTATCAAATGGTCTGATTGTGGAACGAAAAGGGAAAAACAGCACATTAAAAGTAACAGACCCGAATGGGAATAAATCCGGACAGCAGCTTTTAAATGAATTTGTATCCACGCTGGCATTGGATCTCCCGAAGTTTATTAACGGAAGCGATAAGGACAAGGCGGATTCTCTTCTGAAAATTTTAGGAATTGGTGATGTGCTGGCGCAGCTGGACACAAAAGAAAATCAGCTGTATGCACAGCGCACAGAAGTCGGCCGCATTGCAGACCGCAAGAAAAAGGCGGCTGACGAAATGCCGATGTACCCGAATGTGCCGAAAGAACCCGTCAGTGCGACAGAACTCATTAAACAACAGCAGGAAATTCTTGCGCGGAATGGAGAAAATGAGCAGAAACGTCAGAATGCTGCCCGCTATGAACGAATGCTGGCAGAGGCTCAAATCGCTTTTGATGAAGCTAAAGCAGTACTGCAGAAAGCAGAACAGGATTGTTTAACTGCCCGGAAGTCGGCAGAAGATCTTCATGATGAAAGCACGGCTGAATTGGAAAAGAACCTGGCAGAAATTGAAGCATTGAATATCAAAATCAGGGCTAATTCTACTAAAGAAGCCGCCGAAATAGAAGCTAATAATCTGCAGCAGGAATATGACGGACTGACGGAACAGATTGAATCCGTCCGGGAAGAAAGAAATAAACTTCTTGATTCTGCGGAACTGCCGCTGCCGGGATTGTCCGTCAAAGACGGCAAGCTGATTTATAACAATATGCCATGGGATGGCATGAGCGGTTCTGATCAGCTCAAAGTAGCAACGGCTATTGTACGTAAATTAAACCCGCAATGTGGCTTTGTTTTGATGGACAAGCTGGAGCAGATGGACTTGGAAACCCTGCAGGAGTTTGGTGTATGGCTCAAACAGGAAGGATTGCAGGTTATTGCAACAAGGGTTTCAACCGGTGATGAATGCTCCATCATTATTGAAGATGGCATGGTGAAAGGCGATACGGAAGCGGTTAAAGAAAAAGCACCGAAATATGTCAAAGGTGTGTTTTAAAGAAAGGAGATAAGAATGAACATTACGAAAGGAATTATCAGTAAGCCGGTTAAGGTTTGCGTATACGGTGTCGAAGGTATCGGAAAAACGACTTTTGCCAGCCAGTTCCCGGAACCGCTCTTTTTCGACTTAGATAAAGGTTCTGCACAGCTTGATGTCAGCCGTGTAACAGACATTACATCATGGCCGTTGCTGATGAGCAACATCAAAGAGGTCTATGATGATCCGACTATCTGTAAGACGCTGGTTATTGACACAGCGGACGCGGCAGAGCGTATGTGCATTGATTATATTTGCGGGAAATTCAATAAAAAGGGAATTGAAGATTTCGGTTATGGTGCCGGCTATACATATTTAACAGAAGAATTTGCCCGATTCCTTGTGCAGCTCGACGCTTGCATTGGGCAGGGGGTCAATGTAGTTGTTCTTGCTCATGCCGTTTTAAAAACAGTAACGCTCCCGGAGGAAATGGGAACGTATGACCACTGGGAACTGAAACTATCATCTAAAACGACAAATAAAGTCGCGCCGCTTGTAAAAGAATGGGCAGATTTACTGCTTTTCGCGAATTATAAAACAATCCTAATTGAAGACGGAACACGAAAAAAAGCTGCAGGCGGAAAACGAATCATGTATACCACGCATACAACTTTTGCGGACGCGAAGAACCGATTTTCTTTAGCAGAAGAGTTGCCATTTGACTATAACGAAATTGCACGACTGATACCAAATGGAGCTGCTCCGAGCGTAAAACCTATGCAAGAAAAGAAACAGGATGCAAAACAGAAAACGGTAAAAAAATCAGAACCTGAATCGACTGTCCCGATAAAGAAACCAACTGTCCAGATTCAAGACACGGCTGCCCCTGCGACGTCTACCGTAAATGCTACTTTACAGAAAGTCTATGACTTAATGAAACAAGAAAATATCACAGAAGAACAGATTCGTAAAGCAGTAGCTATGAAAGGATATTTCCCAGAAGATATGCCGATGAAAAATTATCCGTCTGATTTTATAGACGGTGTGCTCATCGGTGCGTGGGAACAGATTAAAGCATTTATTTTAAACAATATCAGTGTTCCATTTAATTAATTTACATAAAGGAGAAGAACATGAGTACAAATTTTGAACAGTTCGGAACAACATCTGCAGAAGACAAGGTATTAGACTGGGACGAAACTGTCACTGATGACGGCAAAGATCATGAATTTGTCTTATTACCGGAAGGAGTTTATCCGTTTACGGTGGAAAGCTTTGAACGAAAGATTTACGAAGGTGGAGCTAAAATACCGCGATGCCCGCAAGCCGCACTAAAGCTTCGCGTGCATGGCGGAGAATATGGTGACGCGCTTGTATTCAGAAATTTATTCTTAGTTTCAAAGCAGCAATGGTTAATTGCCCAATTCTTTATTTCCTTGGGATTAATGGAAAAGGGCGGGACAGAGAAAATGCCATGGAATAAAGTTATCGGTGCATCAGGTTATGTAGAAATCGTTCACCGGATTTACAAAGATCAGCCTTACAACGAAGCGAAGAAATTCCTTGCCCCGGATGATAAGAAAATTCCGAAAACACAGGGCGGTTACACAGCCGGGACATTCTGATGATGGAACTAAGACCCTACCAACAGGAAGCGGTTACAGCTGTTATGCGCGAATGGGCGAACGGTCACAGGAAGACGCTTTTGGTTCTTCCCACAGGCACAGGCAAAACGATTGCCTTTGCTAAAATCGCAGAAAACTGTGTTCGTGAGGGGAGAAAAGTCTTGATTCTTGCCCATAGAGAAGAACTTTTGAATCAGGCGCAGGAAAAAATCAAGACCGCAACAGGTCTCTTATGTGCTAAAGAAAAAGCGGAAGAAACAAGTCTTGCCAGCTGGTACAGAATTGTTGTGGGGTCCGTGCAGACACTCATGCGTAAAAAACGGCTCCGGCAGTTTCCGGAAGATGAATTTGGCACCATTATTGTAGATGAAGCCCATCACGCACTGGCCGATAGTTATCAACAAGTGCTGCAGCATTTCCCGACGGCAAATGTATTAGGCGTAACCGCCACACCGGAACGAAATAATCTGCAGTGTCTGGGAAATTATTTCGACAGCTTAGCTTATGAATATTCTTTGACGCAGGCTATCAAGGATGGCTATTTGTGCAAAATCAAGGCGCAGACGATACCGCTCAAGATTGATATCACAGGCGTTGGTATGTCTGCCGGAGATTACGCGGCAGGAGCCTTAGGAACAGCCCTTGACCCGTATCTTGAACAAATTGCAAAAGAAATGGTTACATATTGCGCCGGTAAGAAGACTGTAGTCTTCTTACCTTTAGTCGCCACGGCTAAAAAGTTTAAAGCTATTTTAAACCATTTTGGGATGAAAGCAGCGGAGGTGAATGGAAACAGTCAGAACAGAGAAGAAACACTAAAGAAATTTGAGGCAGGAGAGTATAACGTACTCTGTAATGCTATGTTACTGACGGAAGGTTGGGACTGTCCGTCAGTGGATTGCGTAATCATGCTTCGGGCAACGAAAATCAGAAGTTTATATTGCCAATGTATAGGGCGGGGAACAAGACTTTCTCCGGAAACGGGCAAAAAGGATTTATTGGTATTAGATTTTTTGTGGAATACGGCGCGGCATGAATTATGCCGCCCGGCATCGCTTATCTGCAAGACAGATGATATCGCAAAAAGAATGACGAAGGACTTGGACCAGTCCGGGGCCGCTGTTGACATAGAGGACGCTTACAAGCGGGCAGCGGAGGAAACCATTCTTGAGCGGGAGGAAGCTCTTGCAAAAGAATTATCAGCGATGAAAAAACGGAAACGCCAGTTAGTAGATCCATTGCAGTTTGAAATGTCTATACAAGCAGAAGATTTATCTGATTACGTCCCGTCTTTCGGCTGGGAAATGGCACCTGCAAGCGACAAACAGCTCAAAGCATTGGAGAAATTCGGCATATTCCCTGACGAAATCGACAACGCAGGAAAGGCCAGTCTTTTACTCGACCGTCTGAATAAACGGCGGGAAAACGGACTGTCCACCCCAAAACAGATCCGCTTTTTAGAAAGCCGCGGTTTTCAGCATGTGGGGATCTGGACGTTTAACGACGCAAACAACATGATTTCCCAGATTGCTAATCATCACTGGACAATTCCCCGCGGTATCAAGCCGGCTTTATATGTCCCTAATCAAGAATTGAATTTTGGAGCATAACCTATGTCGAAGATAGATTTACGGCCATTGCTGGAGTATATACCGCCCGCGGCCTGCAGCTATGAAGAATGGATCGATGTAGGCATGGCGTTATGTCATGAGGGCTACAGCGTTGATGTGTGGGATGACTGGAGCCAAAAGGACCCGGAACGTTACCATGATGGTGAATGTCATAAAAAATGGCAGTCATTCAAGGGGAATCCGAATCCGGTTACAGGAGCGACGATTACTCAGATGGCAAAAGATTATGGATGGCAGCCGCATACAAAAGAAGACGGCAACAAAGTAATGGACTGGGATGATACGGTAACAGACAATGTCATTATCGTTGATCAGCACTATGTACAAGAATCAGAAATCAAAGAACCGGCACAATGGAATCCGGCCGATGAGATTATCCGATATCTGGAAGCGCTTTTTGACAGATCCGACAAAGTCGGTATTGTTATGTCTTCTTTCAGGCGTGATGATGGAAAATATTCCCCGTCCGGAACGGGTACATACTCTTTGACAGCGGGAGAATATATTTCCCGTATTAAAAAGTACCAGAGAAACGGCTACAGTATAAAAGATATCATCGGATATGCTCTTGCGGATTACGATGAAAAAGCAGGTGCATGGATCCGTTTCAATCCTTTAGACGGCAAGGGTATTAAAAATGAAAATGTATCCAATTACAAATATGCTCTTGTAGAATCAGACACGCTCCCGCCGGGGAAGCAGAAATCTATTATAGAGGAATTGGAACTTCCGGTCGCGGCATTGGTGTATTCCGGGAACAAAAGCATTCATGCCATCGTACATATCGACGCAGCGTCACAGGAAGAATACCGACGCCGTGTAGATTATCTGTACAAAGTATGCCGGAAAAACGGGTTGCCGGTCGATGGCGCGGACAGAAACCCGTCCCGTTTATCACGATTGCCTGGCATCATGAGAAATGGTAAAAAGCAGTTTCTCATGGCCACACATATCGGGAAGGAAGATTTCGATAGCTGGAAAGAATGGATTGAGACTGTTAATGATGATCTGCCCGATCCGGAAGATCTGTCTGATGTGTGGAATAACATGCCCGATTTATCCCCATCATTGATTGATGGCGTGCTTCGGCAGGGACATAAAATGCTTATTTCCGGACCGTCAAAAGCAGGTAAGTCTTTCACACTGATTGAACTTTGTATCGCTATTGCAGAAGGTACGCAATGGTGCGGTTTTCAATGCACGCAGGGACGCGTATTATATGTCAATTTGGAATTGGACAGGGCAAGCTGCCTGCATCGGTTTAAAGACGTCTATACCGCGCTGAATTTACGTCCCGATTACATTTCTAATATTGATATATGGAATCTGCGCGGAAAATCACTACCGATGGATCAGCTTGCACCGAAACTTATCCGCCGCGCGCAAAAGAAAAATTATATCGCTATTGTTATCGACCCGATTTACAAGATTATTACGGGCGATGAAAACAGTGCTGACCAAATGGCGCGGTTCTGTAACCAGTTTGATAAGGTCTGTACGGAATTATCGGCTGCGGTAATTTACTGTCACCATCACTCGAAGGGCGGACAGGGAATGAAGCGGTCGATGGATCGTGCGTCCGGCTCCGGCGTATTTGCCCGCGACCCTGACGCAATCCTCGATATGATTCAGCTCTGTGTCAATAACGACAGCCGGCGGGCAGATTATGACAGGGAAGCAGACAAGGCTGCAGGGATAACAGTCAAGCCTACGGCATGGCGTATTGCAGGGACACTTCGCGAATTCCCGATGTTTGAGCCTGTTAATATGTGGTTTACGTATCCGATTCACAGACTGGATGACACCGGAGTACTGGCAATGGCAGCTGAAGAAGGCAGTCTTGAAGATGTACGCGCTAAGGGCCGTGAGGCAGGAAACAAAGCGAAAGCGAGACAGAAAGAAGACCGCATCTCACAGGTGGATACTGCTTATGAAAACTTGAGTATGGGCGGCAAGGAAATCGTTACGATAAAAGATATGGCAGCATATTTAGATGTTTCCGAAAAAACAGTACGAAGAGATATTCTTGCAAACGGAAATTATGAGCTCGGAGAGGGTAAAATTTACCCTAAAAAATAGGTTTTAATATTCGTCTAATACTTGGACATTCCAGTTTATATATATAGGTTTGTCCCTATAGGAAAGTAAGTAAGAAAGGGTGTGGCGAGAAGCTGCGCCACACACCCTTCCTTATTACTTCCTTTCCTGGAACTGGATTGTCTCTGAAAAGAGAAAAGGTTTGTCCTTGTTATGTCCGTCGTGAAAATAGAAAGGCATGTGATTGAAAATGAGAGAAATATTATTTCGAGGGAAATGTAGAAAGTCAGGAAGATGGATTTATGGTGACTTGCTAAAGCATGGAGAAAATGATTATTCAATCTATGAAGAAGGAAAAGCGTATTCTATTCCTGTGAGAGAAGAAACCATTGGGCAGTATATCGGCCTTAAAGATTTTGATGGAAATCGGATTTTTGAGGGAGATATTATCAAGGTTTCAAGAAAATCAAAATGCGAGTTTGGCGATATTTATGGACTGGTTGTCGCTGAATGGGATTCGAAACAAAAAGCATTTGTGTTATTGCCATCTGACGATTATTTTGAATTTAACGATATCAGGATAATTGCAGTCATAAATAATAAATACAACAATCCGGATTTATACAAAGAGGTAATAGCATGATTCGGTTTTTTATTCACATGAAGCTTCCGACAAAAACATTTCAGGCAAAGAAAATTACGGTACGAAATGGCAAGGCTGTTATTTACACACCGCCGGAACTCAAAGAAATTCAGAGTAAGTATATTGCGTATTTATCTAAACATGCACCGGAAAAACCATTGGAGGGTGCTGTGCAATTGTCTACGATATGGTGTTTCCCGGCGGATAAACATCACACAAATGGAAACTATAAAACAACGAAACCGGATACTGACAATCTGGTGAAAATGCTTAAAGACTGCATGACGCAGTGCGGATTCTGGAAAGATGATGCGCAGGTGGCTGTAGAGCTTATTACCAAGCGATATAACGATATAGAGGGAATTTTGATTTGTGCAAAGGAGATTGGCATGAAATGATGTTCATATTAGGCTGTATGTTCGGTGCATGTGTAGGATTACTGCTTTGTGCTTTGTGTATAACGGCAGGGAAAGGAAAAGATGATGAAATTATATAAATTATTACGGGTAATTGTGCATCCTGTTCCTATGAGGAAATTTAAATTTGGCCTGCTTGAGCCGTCGATGTTTATACCGCTGATAATTATACAGGGGAACCACATTGTTTATAGTGGGTCGCCTATAAGGGTTGCAAGGTCACTGTTAAAACGTAAGGTTAATAAATTAGATTTG